GGCAGAATGTCGCCCGCCGTAACGCTGATTTCGTTCACCGTGCGGCGATTGTATGTCATTTCTGGCCCCCAAACGCCTGATCTTGTGAAATGGGCCAGTTTCCCGGCCCATCGCAAAAATCAGGTCGAAGCGGTCGTGCTGCCGATGGTCGTAACCGGCTGCGATGCGCTCGAAGGCCGACCGCGCAGGAAGCGCACAACGCAGACGGCATCGGTGTTGGTCGTGCCAGTGATAACAGCGCGCACATACCGCTTGCCACCACGATAGCCGATCAGGCCGATGTCCTTGTCGTCGTCGGTATCGGCGGTCACCGTCAGAGTGGTGTTGCCGAAAACCTCAGTCGAAGCGCAATCGACAAAATCCGTCGCAACGGTCGTGTCGCTGTGCTGCAACTTCATCGTGAAGCCAGAAGAGGTCCCGGCATCAGTCACGGTCGCCGTGCTGAGAAGAACCGAAAGGGCCTCATAGCCCTGACGGTCAATCAGAGCGGTTGCGTTGGCCGTGGTGCCCGAAAGCGTCTGATTGACGTTCCGGGTCACGTTCAGGCCGGAGTAAATATCCAGTGCCATTGTCTCTTTCCTTTCCCGGTTACGATGAGCACTTCATGATTTTGATGGCGTCAAAAGACGTCACATCGCCACCAGTGCGCTTGTAGGTGTAGAAGGTCACGAAACCCTTGTTGGTGTAGGGGTCACGCAGGATTTGCAGGCCGACACGATCCATGATCGTGTAAGCGCGGCGCCAGTCGGCATAGGCAACAGACAGAGCCGAAGCCCCGACAGCCGCCATGTCGTCAAAGAAAGTGACCGGCTTTTGCAGAATGCGCATGTCCACATTCTGGTTACCGGGGGCAACGGTCAGATTGAGGAAATGGTAGTTGTCGGTGGATTTCAGCTTCAAGACCTCGCCGAAGGTCGTGCGCTTCATCGCCCAAGAGGCGCCGGGCTGGTAAATTTCCTTCATCGCGTTTTGCGTGGCAATCATGCCAGCAATGGCGACGTTGGCCGCGGAAGTCGAGTTGATTTGCTCGATCTTGTCGCGCTCGTAAACGCCAGCCGATGCCCATGCAGCGTAGGTGGCAAAACCGCGCGGTGTGCCAACGCCAGTGCCGGTAACAAAGGCGGTGTTTTCGGCACGGGCAACCTTGTCCGAGACCTTGGCCATCAGCCAACCTTCAACGTCAAAATAGCCGTCTTCCAGCATTTCGGTCGTGATGCGCGGGCCGGCCTCATACTTGTGCGCAACGATGGTTTTCTGACCGATTGCCGGGGTGGTGGTTTCACCGCCAGAGGGGCCTTCGGCAACCCATCGGCCACCAGCTTCGTTGTCGTCAATGATCACGTCCATCTGCGGCGATGCAGAGGTGATCACATTGGCAAGGCGGCGCATGGGCGAGGTTTCGAACTCACGGGTAACCATGAAATTCGCCAGAACCGGGCGAACAAGAAAACCGCCTTCGGAGTTGACCGAGGTGGACATCGAACGAATTTCAATGCCTTCCGCCTTGGACGCCTTGACGCCATCGGGCACAAGGCCATCGCGCAGGTAGCTGTCAAGCTCCTTGCGGCCAGCGTCCTTTGCCTCTTTCGGCGCGTCTTGGCGCAGAAGCGCGGCCTCAATCTTCGCCTGCTTTTCTTGCAGTTCGGCAAGCGAAGCGGTCACGGAATCGGCCATCTTGGAGAATTTGGCCTCGTCCACCACATCGCGGCTTTTCACGGCGTCAACGTCTGACCGCAGAGCGGTGAACGTGCGCGCCATTTCTTCGATTTGATCTTTCAGTTCCATTGCCTATCCTTTCAGAGCCATGGTGAGTTTTTTCACAGCTTCGATCAGACCAGCATCCCGCAGGCCATCATCAGGATTTTCGCCAGCATCATCCCAATGCGGCAAATAGCCCTTACCTTGTGCCGCGATGGCCTTGGCGGCCTTCCGCGACAATCCGTGATCAATCAAAAGGCGCTCCAAATCGCGCTCGGTCTCGACTGATTTAACACTCGCAAACGCCATCGCATTCGCCGGGAATGTCACGATGGACGTCTCCCACAATTCAACCTCTTTGACGTATCGGATGCTGTCGCGGTATTCCGCGTCAATCGTGCGATAGCCAATGGACAAGCCGTCAATCGCGCCAGCCTTGATCAGCGCAACCGCCTCTTTGCCCTTTTCCACGTCAAGCAAAATGCGACCCTTGACGAATAGGCCGCGCGCGTCTTCCCGCACCTCGTCCCAAACGCCAATAGGCTTTTCCGCGTCATGCTGCCACAGCATCTTTACCTTGCGCGCGTTAAGCGACCCATTGAACGCGCCTGGCATGATGATATCGCCATAGCTGTCCTCATTTCCGAAGACCGCACCATAACCTTCAATGGCGCCGGTTTCGCCATCGGCCTTCCACTCGGTCGCAAAACTCTTATGCTCGACTGTCATCAGTGCCCCCGTTTGATGCATCGTATATCATGCCCCGCACCATTACGCAATAAACCCGCCGATACGCCGGAATTTCAACACGCACCGGCAATTGACGCACTGATAAGCTGGCGCCGATCTATCACCCGGATACATCATCATATCAAACCCGCCGAATTTGTTTGGCACCATGAAATGCTCAGACATTCGCGCCTTCACGCCGTTCATCACGCGGTGATTGCCTTGATCCACAACGCCATCCGCTTCGCCGAAATCGCGCGTCCGGTGATCTGATACAGACACCCACTCCTTTTCCAGCGGCCATCTAGATTGGGTCTCTGCCGTCCTGACGCTGGCATATACCGATGCCGAATGCGTCTCAGTCCGCGCAATGACCATCGCCCTGCGACGGGCCAGCCCCGGCACTGCCTCACGAATGCGCTTGGCAATCTCTGGCAGGGTCAGGCCCTCATTCAGCCCGGCCCTGATCATCTCCATGATCTGCGCCCGCGTGGCCTCGAGTATCGCCGTGATGGCATTGCCGCCATACGCGCGGGCATATTCCTCAGCGAATTGCTGCCATAGGTCTTGCTTGGCTTCCATGGCCGCAACGTCGCGCATTGTGCTAGCTGTTGCCGCCCGCGCCGCTCTGGCCCATGCCATGCGAAGCGCCGCTATCAGCCGCTTGGCTTGCTCGCCAGAGACCACAGCGTCACCCGTGGCAATCGCGCGCTCTGTGGCGGCGTCATAGACCTGCCGCAGCGCCCGCCCGATGGCAATCTCATTGCGCGTTGCCATCCGGCTCCCCATAGGCCAAAGCGGCATCATCAGGGCTATCGGTCATCGGGTCATATCCGATTTCTTCGCGCGCCTCGTCAATGGTCAGGATGCCCGCCGCTAGAAGTTTCAGCGTCCGGTCGGCCTTGCGCCCCCGCACAGCCTCAAGTGCCGGGATGGCGTCCATGTCGATCTTAAACGACAGGTCAGGTCCGAACTTAGGCAACAGCCAAGCGCCGAAAGCTTGCAGCCATTCATTCGCCAGCGGAATAACCGTGTCGGTGTAGAACTTCTCTTGCGCGATCTCCATGTTCGCAAACGTCGCGCCGCCTGTATCCAATAGCGGCAGGGGGATGCCATAAACCCCGGCAATGAGTTTCTTGGCCTCCGTCATGCTTTCGCGGAAATCCATGTCAACCGGCGATAGGCTGGATTGCGTGAATTTTGCGCCCCCCACCAATACCGGAATTTCTCCGGCATTCGCGCTGCCTTGAAATGCCCGCTTGAACCATTCCTTCATCCGCGAAACCGTGTCCGGTGAAGGGTCACCTTCAAAGCTGACAATCCCGCTCGGCTTGGCGCCGTTTTTCAGCATGGAGTTATTCCATTCCGACCCGCGATTGTGAATGTCGGCCATAATTGCTGCGGGCGCCATTGGAGACATTCCGCGCCAATAGTCGGTCGGATTGTGGCGCTTGAAGAAAAACAGATCGGCCCTTGGCGATACCAAACCGCTAACCGGGAAATTGACAGTCTGCCCATTGCGGCGGTGGATATAGGCCGCTGGAATACCACCACGCCCCGGCACAACTTCAATTTCACGCGACGAAATGGGCCATAATTCCGCAGGCACCTTTTGCCCGATGGGCTGGGCAATTGCCATTTCCCCGGTCACGAGGTAATCGACAAAAACCGCCTTGATCAGGCTTTGGCCGGTCATCATCGGATTGGGCATGGATAACAGGTCGTAGACCGGCAGTTTCTCCACGTAATCCTCACCGCGATACACCTCGATCTGCAATGCGGCAATTGCCTTGGCAATCTCCTCAACCGCCATGTAAACCACGGGGTTATACTGATATCCTTCCTTGATGTAGGCTTGCGTGTCCCATCTGGCGAATGCTGTATCCCCGCCAACGAGCAGACTTTGACCAATGGGGTTTGCCTTGGCCTCGCGGCGCTGGAAGATGTTAAATCGCATGTCTGCCCTCAAGGTTTTTCCGAATGTAGCATCAACCGCAGGGTTTTGCTACAGGGCGAAAAAGCCGCCGCCCTTGCGCCGGATCATCGGCGCCAGAGCATAGCGCAATGCGTCGATGTAGTGGTTATTCGCGTCAATCGGTTCCGGCTTGATATCGCCTGTCTGGCGGTCTGTCTTGTAGCTGTAGAGCCTAAATTCCCGCGCGGTTTGCTCGCAGTCAGGATGGATCACTACGCTTTCATAGCTGCGAATGTGGGCGATGCCATCCTCAACAGACCCCGGCCATTTCTCGACCGCCTCAATTGTCGGGATGCCGTGGCGGCGCAGGTAGCTGATACTCTCAGGCCGCGCGCTATCCGCTCTGACCGTATGCGATGCCATGAGCGGAATGCGGTCAGTGACGTATTGCCCGGTGGCGTCAAGTTCCAGCTTTGTCTTGCCAGCCTCTCGCCTGATGTAAAGAACCCGGTCGCAGATGTAGCATTGCACCGCCGCCGTTGGGTCTGCGGCAAAGCCAAAGTCCAGACCGTGATACGGCCCGTCCCAATGCGGCATGACGCGGAAATCCTCGACCGTGAATTTCCCCGCGAAAATCTGCGCCTCTGTCAGCGTCAGGAATGACCCATTCCAAACGTGATCATATGTGTCTGGCCGCAGCCGCAAATCATCCAGGCGGTCGCGGTTTAGCACATCAGGAAACCATGGGTTATCCTGCCAATTTATTTCCGTCACAATGCAGTCAGACGGCGGAGATGCGATAAACCGCCTGTGCGTCGCGCTGTCAGGGCTTTCCGGGTTATAGCTTACCCAATTCTCCGAACCCTCTTCCCGAATCGTCGGAATGAGCTTCCGCCAAGCGACTTCGGAAACGTTCTCGGCTTCATCGGTCCAATTCAAAAGAATGCGGGCTTTGGATTTGATGCTGTCCAGATTATGACGCAGCCCGGCAAATGCGTAACTAATACTGCGGTCTTTGGTCCTGATAAACTTCTCGCCAATCTCATAAAAATCAGACAAGAACGGCACAGACCGAATTGCGGCCTTGATTTCTTCCATGCTGCTTTCGTCAAGGCTGTTCAGGTGTTCGCGGCTGGCTAGGATAATTCCTTCTTGCCCCGCTCTGGCCATTTTATAGCCATAAAGCGCCGATCTTACGGCTAGTCCGCGCGTCTTTCCGCTGCCACGCCCCCCCCTGAATACGCGATGCCGCGCTGGTTTGGCGAAATTGGCCGTGATCTTTGGCAGTTCCTCAATCGTCGCCTTCATCGGCCTTTACCTGCGGCGCGACAAATTCAATGATGGTCGGCTGCGGCGTCATGCTGCCGTC